AGTCGATGGGGTATGAACCCCTTTTAATATGGGTGCTGGGTAGATGGAGGCCATGGAAAAAATATCAAAACCCGTTTTTAAAAACTTAACCCTTAACCAAACCAAAGGTTCCATTATGAAACAAACAAACAAAACAAATACTCTATATATAACATCAATAAAAGATGCGTTACTCGATGAAGATGGCTGCCCAATATGCACAGTCACGCCTCATACGCCTAACTTCATAAAAGCTGAATGCCCGATTCACAATGAAATAACAACTGACGCACAATGTGACTGCCTAGCATACTGTGGGGATGACCCTCGTGTGGTTAGAAAAGAAATTGCTCCGTGTAAGCATCTTGGTGATTATTGGGACAAGTGTTCAAAGCGTGAAGAAACCAAAATTAACTTAATAACATTCATTCATAACACACGAAACGGAACATTAAAAAAGTTGTTAAAAGATTGTTTAGAGTTGATATAATGAAACCGAACTTAATAAATAGGATAAAACAATGACAAACACTTTAACCTTACGTCACCGATTTAAACTTATTATTGAAATATTAACTATCCGTAGTGGTCATAAACATACGGCTAATGAGAAGCAATTATCAACCTTTCAAAAAGGGTATCATGCAGGAATGAAAGATGCGGGGTATTATGAAAAAATCAGATGAAGAAAAACAACTTGATGTTACAACGCCAATACGGACTAAATTAACTAAACCTCACACAGGAAGTGTGAACGAATGGTTAATGACATTTGCGGTAGGTGAAAGTCGATATGTTGAAACAACCAGAGACACATTTGACGTTGAAATGTCACGGTTAAATACAGCTCCTTCAAGACGACCTGAATCAATGAAAGGTGTTATTATAACAACATCATTAGTTCGCTGTTTTGAGAGCTTGAATGATATTGGTTATTTTTTAATTAGGGTAACGAGGTTAAAATGAACAGGTTATTTAAAAAACAAGCATTAACAAATTGGGCTGATGTTAAAGAATCTTGTCACACTGAACAGTTAGGAAGTGTGGTTAACTTGGTTTGTTTAACATCCAGTATTGAACTTAAACTTGCCCACAGTAGGGCTAAACAAACTAAAGCTAGGCGGAGAATGCAACATGCCTTCAGGAATTAAAAACAAACTAGTTGTGGCCTATGTTGTGGAATGCCCGAATATTGGCCCTGGATCAAAAGGTGATAATCCTAAACGTTTAGAACTTTGGTGGGCTAAAGATATTGAACGAGCTTTATACCATCCGACGGGGTATATTATAATTACAGAATTAGTGGAGAAATAGTAATGGTACATGCAATATTGTTTATAATCGGAATCCTTGTAACACTGTGGGTTATTATGGAAATTGAAAAGGAGGGAGAAAATAAATGAACATGTCAACACTTAAAATAGTTATGGTTAGCATAGCTAGTGTTACCGTAACTGCAATCGTATCTTTGATTGTTGTATTTGAGGTTTTTAAATGATACCACATCAGATAGCTAAAGATTCGGAACACAGTCATCAGGCTGCATTATTTTGTTGGTGCGCTACTAAGTTGCTAATGTATCCTGAACTTAGGTGGTTTCATGCAATTCCTAACGGCGGGTTACGCGATAAGATAACCGCTAACAAATTGAAAATGGAAGGAGTTAAAGGCGGGGTTGCCGATTGTTTTCTTCCGGTAAAACGAGGGCAATGGTCTGGACTTTATATTGAAATGAAAGCCCCTAAAGAAAAACCAGTTAAAGCGGATTCTAAAGGTGGTGTTAAACCAGAACAATTCGCCTTTGGTAACTTTGTGGGCAGTCAAGGGTTTGGATGGATAGTTTGTTATTCATGGGAGGAAGCGGTTTTAGTTTTAGAATCGTATTTAAATGTTGACAACAGAACAAACGAAACAATACAATAAACCGTGTTCTAAAAGAACTAAATAATATTAAACTTAAATAATTACCGGAGAAGTAAAATGGCTGAACAAAAACCAAACAAAACGTTGATTGATGTTGTAATCGCAACTTTGGCAGGATCATTCCTTTACACAATACCTTTACAACATTCACAATTGCTTGGTACTGGATTGGTTGAGGTTAACAAAGCAATTGTTGATCCGAACAACAAAAACGCATTTGCGACACGCGCAACACAAGCCGGTATCGATATGGTTAATGCTTGGAATGCCGAACAATCTATGCTGGCGATTAGCCAGGGTGTTGATCCGGTTCCTGCTGCCCCTGCGGTGGTTGATCCTGTTGTTGATCCAACTCCTGCTCCTGTTGTATCGGCTTGGGGCGAAGCATCATCACCCGCAGTAGTTACAACGCCGGTTACGAAAAGTTTGTTTGCTCTTGAAGATAATGTTCCGGTTCCTACCGTTTCAGCTCGAACCAAAGGTGGTAACACCACATACCCGTTTGATGCAATGAATGTGGGTCAGTCTTTCTTTGTTCCTGATGCAAACGGTAAGAAAGCTGCCAAGACAATGGCAAGTACGGTATCTGGTGCAAACTTACGCAATTCGGTAGAAGTTGCTGGTCAAGTTCGCACAAATAGAAAAGGTGCTGTTGTTCCATTGACAGAGCAAACCAAATTGTTTATTGTTAAATCGGTTGTTGAAAATGGTATCGGCGGTGCGCGTATCTGGCGTACCAAATAAGTTTGAATGTCGGACTTAGAACCGTATATTCACTTATCAACCATGTGTGCTTCACTTCAGTTTATTTTTAAAGCAATGTGGGAATCAAAATGAAAGCGATGAAGAAACCAGCTAAAGGTAAAGTTCCAAAACCTTCTAAGAAAGGTTGTTAAAGTTTTAAAATAGTGTCTCCTCACTGCCCCTCAGCCAGCCGTTAAAAGCTGGCTTTTTTTTAATCTGTAAACTAAGATACGTATAAACACCTATTGACTTTTATGGAATTGCATATGACAACCGATCTTGAAGATTATGAAATGGATGATTTAGAATTAACAAAAGAAGAAATGCAAGCGTTAAAAATGTTAGCAAGATCAACAATATATGTTAAGGCGACAGTTATAACAATCAGTAGTTTTTTGGCTATTGTTGGCGGCATAGTTGTCTTTTACGATCAAATTATTTCCCACATTCATATTAAATAAACCTGGATTAGTTATGCAAAATATTCCATTTTTAACAAACTTAATTGATGAAATCATTACAAAAGAAGGCCCCTATACAAACGATCCTCAGGATCACGGAGGCCCTACTAAATGGGGTATATGTCATGATGTGGCAAGAAAGAATGGATATTTAGGTGATATGACAGAGTTTCCTAGAGATAAAGCGGTTGAAATTTACACGAATGATTATTGGACTGCTCCAGGACTGCAACGAATAGTTGAGGTTGATAGCCAGTTAGCAAAAATGTTACTGGATTATTCGGTTTTGTGTGGCACAAGAAAAACAATAAAAATGATGCAACGAGCATTAAATGTGCTAACAAACAATGAAAAAATATTTCCTAAAATTGACCAAGATGGTAAATGTGGGGTACTCACACAACAAGCTTTGAAAGCTTTGTTAAAGAGTCGCGGTGAAGAAGGTTTGAAAGTTTTAAGAAATATGGTAAGTTCGTTACAGTCTGTTCATTTAATTGAATGTGCAGAAACAAATCCGACCAATGAAAAATTTGAATATGGTTGGCAATTGAACCGAACTTTTCAATTATAAAAATGAACGATGACAAACGAGAATATGCTGAATTGTTATTACGCATGCCCAACGATGCGTTTTCAGCGGCATTAACTCTATACCCAAACGATACCGGCAAAGCACTTCAGATTGCTTCTGAATGGCCCATTGACCCTGAAATTAAGACTTACCAAGGTGAATTGTTAGCCGAGCATGGCGAGATAGCATTTCTTCCAAATAAGTCTTGTTTGGCCCGTGAAATATGGAAGCGTACAAACGAAACCCCTTATCTTGATGACTTCATCAAAGGGGCTAGATTGTACGCTGAAGTTATGGGGTTCATGCCTGATCAACGATCCCTTCTTAATGTAAATAATCAACCACAATTTAAAGTTGTTTTATCAGAAGATGATTACAACCTTTAAATTAACCGAGAAACAACATGAAGCACAACGTATTTTGTCTACAATGGCAATATATTGTATGTTGTTTGGTGGTTCTCGTTCTGGAAAGACTTTTCTCCTGGTTCGTAACGTAGTTCTACGTGCTATAAAAGCCCCCGGATCAAGGCATTGTATTCTTCGTTTCCGATTCAATCATATCAAGACATCAATTGTATTCGATACATTTCCGAAGGTTATGGCTATAGCTTTTCCAAATATCGAATATAAACTGAATAAAACAGACTGGTATGTTGTCCTTCCAAATAAATCAGAAATTTGGTTCGGTGGCTTAGATGACAAAGAACGAACTGAAAAGATTTTGGGTAATGAATACGTAACCATATATTTGAACGAGTGTTCACAAATATCATGGTCATCTGTGGGTACTGTAATCACACGTTTGGCGCAACAGATAAATATGATGATAGATGGTTGTGAAACTGTCCCGTTACTGCCCCGTTTGTACTTTGACTGTAATCCACCAAATAAACTTCATTGGACGTATAAGTTATTCATTAAAAAGATTGATCCTGAAACAAATCTTCCGTTAGCAAAACCGGAAAATTACGTTTCGATTCAAATGAATCCAAAAGATAATGTTGAAAATCTATCATCAAATTATCTTGAAACATTAGCTGGTTTATCGGCACGTTTGCGAAGAAGATTTGAAGATGGAATCTTCTCAGACGCAAACCCCGATGGATTATTCTCTGAGGAAAACATAGATCGCTGGCGGCATCTTGACCGAGAGTTGCCACAAATGCTTCGCATTGTTGTTGCAGTCGATCCGTCAGGTGCTGATGATGATGAAAATAAAAATAATGATGCTATTGGCATAGTTGTCGCTGGATTAGGCGTTGATGGAAACTGCTACATACTAGAGGACTGCACCATTACTGCTGGCCCTGGTATTTGGGGGAGACTAGTCACATCCACATTCGAAAGGTATCAAGCAAATTCTGTCGTGGGTGAGACAAATTATGGTGGAGCAATGGTTAAGTTTGTTATCCAGACTTCGCGCCCTGGTACGCCTTTTTTGCCTGTTAGCGCAAGTCGTGGTAAATCAGTTCGAGCCGAACCAGTGTCCGCCTTATATGAGGAAGGCAAAGTGCGTCATGTTGGCTACTTTAGAGAAATGGAAGAAGAACTTATGGGGTTTTCGACTCATGGATATGTTGGGGCAAAATCGCCAAACCGAGCTGATGCTTTAGTGTGGGCAATAACAGCCTTGTTCCCTGGCGCAACTAAAAAACATACTCCGAATGACACAACTTCGGTTATACCAGTAACAAACCATTTTAGGAAGTCATGAACAACATAATTAAATTTAAAAGTAAAGAGGTTGATACACAAACTGCAAGCGGGGAAGCTTTTTGTATCGGTTGTGGTGAAGAATGGATAGCTATTGCTGAAACAGGGACACTACAATTAGAGTGTCCTGTTTGTAAAACAATGAAGGGTAAGTTTCGATTTGAATTTTGTGTTGCTGAGGGTGAGTTAGTTCGTGAGTGTAATTGTAAAAACAGACTATTTTATTTAACTCCACTAGGGCATATGTGTGCAAATTGTGGAATATGTCAGGAGTATGATTAATGGATGAAGATAACGAAAAAACAACAAAACAAACTGAAAAGTTGAATAAAATTCATCAGTTAGCAATGAAAGAATTTGATGCGATACAATCAGCGTTACGTGATGAAAGGTTACAGTGTTTACAAGATCGTAGGTTTTATTCTATTGCTGGTGCACAATGGGAAGGGCCATTGGGTATTCAGTTTGAGAATAAACCAAAATTTGAAGTTAATAAAATTCATTTGGCGGTTATTCGAATCATCAACGAATACCGCAATAATAAAGTCGATGCCTTGTTCATATCTAAGGATGGTGAGGACAATAAACTGACTGATGTTTGTAATGGTTTGTATAGATCAGACGAACAAAATAGTGGTGCCGAAGAAGCTTACGATAATGCTTTTGAAGAAGCCGTTGGTGGCGGGTTTGGTGCTTGGCGTTTAGTCTGTGATTATGAAGATGAAGAAGATGAAGATAACGAGCAACAACGTGTTAAGATTGAACCGATTGTAGACGCTGACTCAAGTGTATTTTTTAATTTGGGTTCAAAACGTCAAGATAAAGCTGATGCAAAATCATGTTATGTTTTAACTTCATATACAAAAGACGCATATAAAGAAGAATTTGGTTTTGATCCTGCATCAATCGGTAAAGTTATTCATCAGTATGAATTTGACTGGCTTACACCTGATGTTGTGTATGTTGCCGAATATTACGTGATAGAAAAGAAAAAAGAACTAATCCATATCTTCCGAGGGTTAGCTGGTGATGAAGTAAAAGTTTCTGATGAAGAACTTAAAGAAGATGGTAAAGAAGAAGATTTGCAAGCGACCGGATACCGAGAATTAAGACAGAAGAAGATTAACGTAAGAAAATGCCACAAGTATATAATGGATGGTGCAAGAATTTTAGAAGATTGTAATTATATTGCTGGTAAAAACATTCCGATTATTCCTGTTTATGGGAAGCGGTGGTTTGTTGATAATGTTGAACGTTGCATGGGGCATGTGCGACTTGCGAAAGATACTCAACGTTTAATGAACATGCAACGGTCTAAACTAGGTGAAATCTCAGCGCAATCGACTATCGAAAAGCCGATTATGACCCCACAGCAAATAGCCGGTCATGGTCAAATGTGGGCAGATGACAACATTAAAAATTATCCATACTTGCTGATTAATGCACTTGAAGATCAGAATGGACAGCCTATTGCCACCGGCCCAACAGCCTATACGAAAGTTCCAAATATTCCACCGGCTATGGCTGCGTTGCTTCAGATTACCGAACAAGACATGCAAGATTTAATGGGTAATCAACAAGCTGGTGAGGAATTGCAATCCCACATTAGTGGTGCTGCTGTTGAGTTAGTTCAAAGTAAGTTGGATATGCAAACTTACGTGTATATCTCAAACTTTGCAAAGGCTAAGAAAAGAAGTGGTGAAGTTTGGTTGTCGATGGCTAAAGATATTTTTATTGAAGAAGGAAGGAAGCTTAAAACCATAGCTGAAGATGGAACATCAAAACCGATTGAGTTAATGAAACCTGTTATGGTTGATGGTAAACCTAGTTTGGAAAACGATTTAACTCAGGCTAATTTTGATGTTGCTGTTGATGTTGGGCCAACGTCATCAAGTAGAAGAAGTGCTACTGTTAAATCCTTAACTGGAATAATGGCGATAACACAAGACCCACAAACGCTTCAAGTGCTTAACTCGATGGTTATGATGAACATGGAAGGTGAGGGTATTAACGATGTTCGTGATTACTTCAGAGGACAACTGGTTAAAATGGGAGTCGTCAAACCGACGGATGAAGAAGCTAAAGCTATGGCTCAGGCTCAAGCTAACCAACCTCCTGATCCTAACGCTGAGTTCTTGAAAGCTTCTGCTGAACAAGCCACAGCTCAAGCCGCTAAAGACCGAGCGCAAACCATGAAGATCATTAAGGATGCCACAAAAGTAGAAGCAGATACCCTGGTTGCTTTGAATGGGATTAATGTGGCTCACGCTGAACATGAGTTAAAAGTCATGCAACATGTGGGCAATATGCAGCAATCACAAGCTCCTCAATAAAATAAAATTTGCAAAAAAGCAATAGGTGCTTATACTTATATCAACGGCATCCGTTAGGCCAAAATTAACGAGTTATTAGGAATTTGTGATGAATGAAGAAGCAGAAAATATTGATATTGAAACTGAAGAATTGGAAACAGAAGTTGAGGAAACAACACTTCCTGATCTTGAAGAATCCGAAGTAACGATTGAAATTGACGGTGAGTCGCTTCCACCGAATGAGGAAGAAGAATCTAAAGTTGCTCCTGAATGGGTTAAGGAATTACGCCATTCCCATAAAGAAGCACATCGTAAGATCAAAGCGTTGGAAGAAGAAAATGCAAAGTTAAAACCTAAAGAAGTTGCGCCGGTTTTAGAACCGAAACCAACCTTAGAAAGTTGTGCATTTGACGATGAAGAATTTGAACAAAAACTTGAAGTTTGGTTTGAACAGAAAAAGTTAGTTGAACAGAAGGAAAAAGAAAAAGAACTTGAAAAAAAACAAGCTTCTGATTCTTGGAACTTAAGAGTTGCTACTTATACTGAAGAAAAGACTAAATTGAAAGTTAAAAACTTCACAGAAGTTGAGGAAGTTGTTAAAAGTTCATTGTCGATAACACAACAAGGTATCATCTTGCAAGGTTCTGACAAAGCCGCTTTGATTGTTTATGCGTTAGGTTCAAACCCTAAAAAGTTAGATGAATTGTCTAAAATAATTGATCCTGTAAAATTTGCTTTTGCTATTGCTCATTTGGAGAATAAATTGAAAGTTACTGAGAAAAAGTCAGCACCTGCCCCAGAAAGACGAGTATCTGGAAATTCACCAGTGTCCGGTGCATTGGACGGTGAGTTAGAAAGATTGCGAGCAGAAGCTGAGAAAACGGGTAACTATTCAAAAGTTCACGCCTATAAGCAAAGTGTTAAAAATAAAAAATAACTCTTAACTTGGTATATAAAATGAAACTATTAATTATTAAAACGTATATTTTAGCAGTTCTCGCATATGTTAGCGAGATTCTGTTTGTTGATTTTGTTCTTCCGTATATGCGGGGAAATGGCCTGATGATGGGGGCAAATGCGTTCTCAAAAGAAGAACGTGTAGCCTTTGAAAATATACTTGAAGGTTTTCAAGATGCTTTGGTACTGTCTCGTAACGTGTCGATCTACAATTCAGATTCAACTGAAATGGAACGATCCGGTAACGCAATTTGGCGGCCTCAGCCTTATGTGGCTCAGTCCTTCTCCGGTACTGATATGACTTCCAACTTTAAAAGCTCTACTCAACTCTCAGTTCCTGCGACATTGGGCTATCAACGATCTTCTCCTTTCACATTGACTGCAACGGAACTTCGTGATGCGTTGCAAGAAAATCGTTTGGGTGATGCAGCAAAACAAAAACTGGCATCTGATATTAACGTTGCGGTTTCAACAGTTGCGGCAAATCAGGGTACGTTGTTTATCAAACGTTCTGCTGTAGCATCTGGCTTTGATGATGTTGCCGCTGCCGAAGCTTCAATGAACGAACAAGGTGTTCAGCAATTTGACCGTTATTTGGCTTTATCAACTCGTGACTATAACAGCATGGCGAGTAACTTGGCTGCTCGTGGAACAATGTCAGGTAAGCCACAAACAGCTTATGAGAAAGCATATGTGGGTGAAGTTGCAAGTTTTGAAACCTTCAAACTAGATTATGCTAACAGGTTAGCTGCCGCTGCTGGTGTTACTTGTACAGTAAACGGTGCAAACCAATATTATACTCCTAAAGCAATATCAACTGCATCAACCGGAGAAGTTTCTAACGTTGACAACCGTTACCAAAACTTAACGATCACTGTTACTTCCGGTACAGTTAAAGTTGGTGATGCGTTTACAATAGCGAATGTTAACGCTTCACATCACATTACCAAACTTGACACAGGACAGTTAAAAACTTTCCGTGTGACTGCGATTGTTTCTGGTGCTGGTGGTTCTGGCGTGGTTCAAATTTCACCACCAATTATTTCTGGTACTGGTACAACTGACGCAGAACTACAATATCAAAATGTAACCGCAGCTCCTGCTAACGGTGCTGCAATTACTTGGTTGAATACCGTTGCTGGTAGCATGAACCCATTCTGGCAAAAGGATGCGATTGAAATTCTTCCTGGTCGTTATGCTGTTCCTTCTGATGCTGGCGTGGCTATTATGAGAGCCTCTACCGATCAAGGTATTGAATTGGTTATGCAGAAGTTCTACGACATTAACACTATGATTACCAAATTCCGTATCGATACCTTTTTCGGGGTTGTTAATAAACAGCCTGAAATGTCAGGTATCATCATGTTTAGCCAAACTTAATATTAAGTTTGAATTCAACATAAGGCAGTTATTGTTTAACTGCCTTATTCAAATTAGCATTCATTTAGAGATACGAACATGCAAAATGATAGAATGGTTTATAAACATCCTGGTATCCATGAGATACATGGCGGAAATTTTGATTACGCGATCATTGATGATACAGAAGAAGCGATTGTTGAAGCGATTGCCGCTGGTTGGCAATTGACGACAACTGAAGCTTTGCACATCGATGATGCAGTTGATGTTCCTGAAGAAGAACCTACCCAATTACCTGAAGTTGATCCTGCTAAACTGTGGGCATCTGCACCTATTGTTGAAAAATAATGAGCTGGACAAAGCTGCAATTTGTAAATAAAGCTTTAAGCGCAATAGGCTATGCATCTTACGTTTATGACTTACAACCTGAGCAACTTGATTCTGTTTTAGTTTCCCTTGATTCTATGATGGCTACATGGGACGCAAACGGCATTAAGATCGGTTATCCGATTCCTAGTTCCCCACAGGAAAGCAACTTAGCTGACGATAGTAATGTTCCTGATGCAGCTAATCTCGCAATTTATACAAATCTTGCACTTATTGTTTGTCCTGATTTTGGAAAGACTGCCCCGCAGGAACTTAAGCAAAACGCAAAATCTTCATACACAGCACTTTTGACGTATGTCGTGAAAGCTAACTTGATGCAATTTCCAAGTACAACTCCTGCCGGTGCAGGAAATAAAACATGGAGGCGGGGTAATAGACCGTTTCTTACTCCTCCTACAGATAAGCTAACTGCTAATTCTGGTAACACTCTTGATTTTGAGTAAACAAAGATGGAAATTCAACAGTTAAGTGAAACGTTAACGGTATCTGCTGGCGACTTACTGCCAATATATGCGGCTAATGCAGGAAGTACAAGAAAGCTATCGTTAACAACATTAGTTGCATTTATCCAGTCGTTGGTTGTATCAACCGATAATAAATTAACTCAATATGCAGCTCCTTCGGCTACCGGATTCACAGTTGCCGTTAACAACGATAACAAAAGCGTTTGGTTAATTTTAACACCTGTTGCCGGATATGCTGCTGGAACTTTAGTTTTACCATTATTGCAAAACTGTATTGATAAACAGGAGTTGTTGTTTAATACAACACAAGCTGTAACAGCATTGACAATTAACGGTAACGGATCGACGGTCACAGGTGCGCCGACAGCACTAACAGCTAATCAGACGTTTAAACTACGTTTTGATGGTGTGACTAAAACTTGGTATAACATAGTTTAAGGTATTGAAATGAGTTTACTTGATAAATATAGTTCAACTGAAGTTGTTATCCCAATAGGACAAATTTTAGGCATAACAACATCAGGTGATAATGTAACTTTCGTTAAATATGAAGCTGGATTCAGTGTTGTTGATTCGTATAGTCAGCAAGATAATTTGAAGAATACAACTAAGTTCTATGGGCCATTCACATATGAAGCTGAGTTCCGAATTGAAGCTAACGGGAATACCGTTAATTATAATGTTTCTGCATTAGGTTCGGTATCTGGCGTTACTATAAGTTCTTCAAAAACTGTAACCGCAATAGACCCAGCAATAAAAGCGTTTACACAGGTTGATAACGGGGATGTTTATAGTAATGGGGTGCTAGTAAATACCAAATCAAATGTCCCGGAAATTGCCCTGGCATCCTATCGTGCAATACCTAACAGTACAGCGCGAAAGATTGCTTGGGTTGGCGATAGCAAAACAGCCAATTTATTTTTATCTACCGTAGGTGGTGCAGCTACTGTTCTGGGCGGTATTGCTGGAACTGATTATACAATTGACACAATGGGTGCGCCTGGGCTTCCATTTTATAATGTGACTCATTTAAACTTAGGAAGCGCAGGGAATACGCTTGCAAATTGGCTAGCCGTAACCTCAGTAAGTGATCTGGTAGCACTTAAAGCATTTAAGCCTGATTTGATCGTGTTTGCGTATAATGGGACTAATGATGTCCGCTTAGGTGGGTCTTCTGTCTCTGCATTATCAGCATTATTTGTGCAAGCCATTCAGTTATTACAGCTTAATCTTGTTGCTACACCTATCATTTTTAAGAGTGCCTCACCTCTTGTTTATGACTCATCAAATAGCCCTGCTTACATTGATGCTCCAAACTCACTTGCTAAAGTTCAAGGCTATACAGATATTATGCGAGATTCTGCAAAATCATTGATAGGTAGGTTTAGCAGTGTATATGTATTAGAAGTTACGGCTGGCGACAGACCTATTTATCCTCAAGGCTGCACTACTTTAGCTAATCACGGTTTGTATTTAGTTGATGCATTACATCCGCAAGGTGAAGGCTACGCAGCTGAGATGCGCGAGGTTGGTATTTTACTTGGCAGTTATAGCAATACTAACTTTCCTTTTATTAATGCACCTACGCCGTTTGTGTCTCCATTCCCAAAAATGGCAGGGTATCAAGCAAGTTCAGTATCAACAACACTTGATTACCTAACGTGCCCGCGCGTTCTTGAAGACCCTACTAAGTACAATCTTATTGCTGACGGATTCTGGGTGGCGGGCGCACCTGGATCATACATGGACTTTGGTTCAGGAACTTCTGCCCAAGCTATTACCTATCTTGGAGTTCCGGCTACTACAGATATTTTTATGCAATACGGTGTATCTGGCTCTATCGGTACGCAGGGTGATAATGTAGATAATGGTAATGCGGCATTTCTTCACTCTGGCATGACAAAATCAGCTCAAGGTGGAGCTATACGTTTTCAAGGATTTAGTGCTGGATACCCTAGGCTGCAATATACATATCAAAATGTACGTATATACCGCCCAAGACCAGCAGCGCAGAAAAACCCACTTGACCCAAATATAGCAATAGCGATTGCATCAACTGCATTAACTGGTGTATCAGTATCGCAGACAGTTCAGCGCGCTGGTGTAATCGGGGTTATGTCTTGTATTGCGGCAACAGCGGTAACATCTGGAACGGTTACAGTTGCGGTCAACGGCACTACGATTGCAACGATGACATTTACATCAAGCGTTACAGCGGTTGGTTCTGGTACATTCTTTACCGCTGCCACGGCTGGTATATTCTTGAATGAGGGGGATGTTATTACTTGCGCATTCACGCTGGTAGGTGGTTCGCTTCCAGTCGTGAGACTGAGTAATTCATAATGTCAATCCTCGACACCGCCTTGTTTAGCGGCGGTTACTTAACAATAATGTGGGAACAAAATGAAAGAATCTGCAAATTTAGTTAAACAAGCTTATAAACAGTATCAAGATTTTAAATTGGATAATGAATGGAATCTTGAAGGTGAGTATGTTTTAGTTTGTTCTTTGTTTGCAGACCCAGATAACATATGGTTTAAAGGAAGTGAGCCGTTTGGATTTATTTGTAGAAATGAAACACGTTTATTTATTGTTTTTCGTGGAACTGAATCAATAGACGATTGGTTAACTAATGCTAACGATGAGCAAATAATACATAGTTATGGTAAAGTTCATAAAGGGTATGATGAACTTTACAACAAAATGAGTAATGTTATAAATTTGGCATTATCGAAAAATATTGGTTTTGACTTGGTTGTAACTGGTCATAGTTTAGGTGGGGCATTAGCAACATTATGTGCATTTGATTTAGCACATTTAAACCCAACACTCGAAACGTTTGCTTCACCAAGAGTTGGTGATTCTGATTTTGCAGAAAGTTTTAACAACAAAGTTTTGAATCCAATGCGATTTATTAACACAGAAGATATTGTTCCCACATTACCATTGCCAGTGTTAAATAGAAGAACCTACACACATGTGGGCATACCTATTTGTTTTACAAAAAATACAAGATCAATCGTTGGTAATCACGATATTGATCTTTATGCAGAAATGCTTTAACAGGAGTTAATTTATGATAAGTGGGCCATTTATACCAAAGTACGGTTCTGGGATTGTAATATCAGCCACAGCAACCGCCTCGACCGGAGCTGTTGCAAAGGATTCTAAATGTATTAAGGTGTCAAATTCAGGGACAGGGGTTGCATATTTTAGGGTAGGTGACTCATTGTTGGGTAACGCCACTAATGCTGATTGTGCGGTGCTTCCTGGCGAATCTAGGATTGTAGTTAAACATATGGATCATACTGTAATTTCTGTAATGGCTCCTGTGTCGGCAACGTTAAGTATTATTTCAGGCGAAGGTGGTCAGTAATGAGAATACCAGTTCTGAACGGAATTTATACCGACGAAACTTCAAATTTCAGAACTTCGTATCCTCGTAACTTAATTCCTGTTCCTAAAGCAAATGGAATATCAGAAGGTTATCTAAAACCCGCCGATGGAATTGTCGAGTTTAACAGCGGTGTTAATAGGCAATATGCTGATGCTATTACAAATTTAAATGCTTTAGCTGCACATAACGGAAAGTTAAACAAACTTATATATGGATATACAAATAGTGTAGATTCATCATTGGATGCTTTTCAAGTTACTTTTGACGGTAGTCTTTTTGATATTAACTATTTGGGTGTTGTTACTGGAAAAGTAGTTGGAGCTACACCAGCATCGGCGTATCGAGTTGATTTGTATGCGTCTACTAATGTAGATATATTGCAAGGAAGTTCTGTTGTAACAGGTGGGGTTTGGTCTGTTAACGTAACGGGAACGGGAACTAAATACGCAAAATTAATAAGAATATCTGATAGTGCTGTAATGGCTGAGGGTTGGACTCAATCAGGTTTATGTCGATCCTATTTAATACCAAAAACCGATACGTTATATACAGCGTTAAAAGATCGTTGTTTTATGTACGATCAAGCGATTGTATTAATTTCAGCATGTTGTATTAACGATTATGTGACAGCTAGGTATTTAGCGTTAAGTTTCATAGCAACAATCGCTAGAACTGGAACCAATGTTATTGTTTCAGTTAATGCAAGAAATGGAATGGCATATAACACATATGTTAGAACTGAAACAACAGCTTGGGTTTTATACGCATTAAGTTTTTATAAAAAAATATTTCCCACAAGTGATATTAATGTAGTTGTAAATATTGAAATTGATACTGTTGCAACACAACTAATGACATATTATATTGTCGCTGCTGGTCAACAACAATTTTCATTTACTGGTGGGTATGGCAAATATTCAGAGGATTACTCAACATTTGACCCTTCATACACAATAACTGCATCGTTAGCTAATGATAATATAGTTGCGTATTTTGCATTAAAGTTAGCCGGTACAATTAGAAGTAATGCAACATATACAGCAACAGCAAATGCAGTAGCTAACTCATTAGTTACAAACTTTTGGGATAGTACAAACAATCGGTTTCATCAAAGTGTACCTGTTAGCGGAACTGATATAACTGATTCTTTGATGTGTCATACACTAGGCTCTTTATTCTTACGTGATTACCTAGGAGAAGTTGATAAAACTCAAGCTTCATATTCAGAAATTGATTTGTATAAAACAACAGATAGTATAAACGGAATAGTTGGTTATCAGAATTATCTAACTACTCGCGGATACCCTGGTATATCAAATGCTGTTTCTGGGGAATGTACTTTAACTGTGGGATTAGCTAGATCGGGAAAAGCGCAAAATGAACAAGCTGTTTTTGACATGTTGCCAATTCTTGCTACATTGAATGATTCTGGCATACCGTATAGTATTTTACGCGACTCTACATTTGCATTTAAAACTTGGTATGGGGCAGCGTCTATTGCTTGGGTGATGATCGCAACTTCGCCCAACGGACTATTTGGCGTTAGTGGAGCGTTACCTACATCAGTTATAAATAGTAAGATTTATCCAGGTATCGATCGAGGTGGTATAAATTGGAATGGATATTTATATCGAGTTATGGGAAGCAAACTTTGTGCTTTAGATAACTATGGGAATCTGACAATACTAGGTGATGTTGGGGGAAGTACCTCACAAGTTACTATGGATTATTCTTTTGATAGATTAGCGATAGCATCAGAAGGAAGTTTATATTATTGGAATGGTAAATTATTACAAAAAGTTACCGATCCTGATTTACGAACTGTTTTAGATTTTGTGTGGATTGATGGTTATTTTTTAACAACTGATGGAACGTATATTGTTGTAACTGAATTGAACAATCCGTTATCTGTAAGCGTGTTGAAGTACGGTAGTTCTGAAGTTGATCCTGATAATATAAACAAAGTATTGAAGTATAGAGATCAGTTGCATGTTTTAAACAGGTATACAACTGAGGTATTTCAAAACGTAGGTGGTTCGTTATTTCCATTTGAACGTGTTAATGGGGCAATGATTCCTATCGGCGCAATCGGAACATATACAGCATGTTTGTATAATGATTATATCGCAATCCTTGGAAGTGGAAGAAAGCAACCTCCGTCAATTTACGTTGCGGTTGGTGGACAATATACAAAAATTGCAACAAGAGAAATCGATACAATATTACAAACGTATGGTGAGTTACGATTATCAAAAGCTGTTTTGGAAGAACGAGTCGATAGGGGTCATGATTTTTTATACGTACATCTTGACGATCAAACTTTAGTTTATGATGCAGAATCATCTAAAGTTATGCAAACCCCTATTTGGTTTACGTTTACATCCGGTGATAATTCATTGGGTACATACCGAGCTAGGAATTTAGTTTGGGTTTATGATAAATGGATATGTGGGGATGTTACCCAAAATAAATTAGGCTATCTAACTGACAACGTGTCTACTCATTATGGGGAAGATTCTTCCTGGGAATTTAGCACTCAGATATTATATAACGAGGGAGCAGGGGCTATATTTCACAATCTGGAATTGGTGGTTTTGTCTGGAAGATATGATATAACAAAGAATCCAGTCGTATCAACATCATACAGTAATGACGGTATAGCTTGGAGTAAAGATCGGCCTATTAAGGCGGTTCGTTCTGGTAACACAAATGGTAAATTAGTTTGGTTACAACAAGGAAGTATGCGTCATCGTAGAATGCAAAAGTTTAAAGGAACTTCATCTTCCCACATTTCAGTTGCTGCATTGTTGGCAACTGTAGAACCATTGGCAAACTAATGGCAACAAGATTTACATTAACAAGACATCAACTTCAAGAGTTTATACCGAACTATCAAGCGGTATTAACTTTTGAAAACTTAATCAAATATGTAAATGATAATAGCCCTGAAGGGATTGCAATTATAAATGAAACTTTAACTTCTTTGCAAACTCAGATAAAAACAAACAATGCTCAGATAGCATCATTAAATCAAACAATAAACGATATGAATACTAATCTTAGTTTAGCTTTTGCTGGTTATCAAGAATCATTATCACAAAGTAACGATTTGCAATTATTAATAAAACGGAGATAAATATGTCATTAAATTTTTCGCTTTTATTTTCTTCTAAATTAGTTAACAACGCTGCTGCTGATCTTATTTATACGGTTCCTGCATTCTCTACTTTACGTAATATGAAAGTTAGATTTTCAAATTCGACAGCAACAGCGGCTACTATAAAGGTATGGACAGTTCCATCTACAGGAGGCGGGGCTGGCCCATTGAATTTATCACTTCCCGCAGTATCTATTCCAGCTCTATCATACATTGATGTAGATTTGCCAGTTATTGATGCAGGGGGTATGATACAGGCACAGGCCGGTACTGCATCTGCAATAGCGGTATTTCATATGGATGGACTATTACAAACATAATATTATGAAAAATTTTTTGAAATTATTAGACGGGGCATTGGTTAATCCATTACTTCTTGCCATTCATAGATTTGATAAAAGTCGTGGTGATATTTGGAAAGAGGATACATATTTGAGGGATTATCCACAAGGGCCATTTGGAGACACCGAATCTGTAATTCTAAGGTTCCCCCCTCGGTCTGTTTTAGAAACAAAGGAAGAACTGAAGAATCATCTTTCTACATTCGATCAACATGAGAATGTAGATCAGGATATTTTTAAATTATTACCAGAGGCCAGACTTTTGATATTTGGACTTATGGCATTGGTTCAAGGTGAACGATTAGGTCGGTGTATTATCAACAAGCTTAAGCCCGGGGGTAAAATATATCGCCATGCTGACACAAAAGACCATGCTGAATATTGGGATAGGTTTCATATCGTTTTACAGTCTGAACCTGGATCGATGTTTTATTGTGATGACGAGCAAGTGATGATGCAAACTGGTGAAATTTGGTGGTTTAATAACGCATTAGAACACGAAGTTATTAATAACTCATCCGAAGATCGTATTCATTTGGTAGTTGACATAAGAACGAGTAAGTAATGATAACTTTCGCTAATGAATCTTTTGAAAAGACATTACCTGAGTTTGAACCGCTCCTTCATACTCATTATGAGGAATTGGCTTTAAACCAAGATAAGGTTCCACTATCTCCACAATATAGTGTCTATTTTGATCGTGAGCGAATGGGACAATTATTGTTTATAACAGCTAGGGAAGATGGAACTATAATTGGGTATTTTATCGGCTTTATATCCCCTGGACTTCATTACTCTACTTGTTTAACATGTCAAATGGATATTTTCTATATTAAAAAAGAATATAGAAATGGAAGGGCAGGTATCAAACTATTTCAATTTATTGAAAAAGAATTGAAACGGAGAGGTGTGCAACGATGGTTTGTGGGATCAAAACTTCATGCTGATGCTAGTTCGTTATTCAAATATTTAAAATTTAGCCCTGTTGAAACTTTTTATACAAAATGGATAGGTGATTAATATGGTAGCAGCGGCAGTAATAGCAACGGGGGTAGCTTCGGCAGCGAGTTCTGCAATGTCATCTGGTGCTGCATCATCAGCGGTCGGTGCAGCGGCATCAGCACAGGAATCAGCGGCTCAAGCTGGAATAGCAGAACAGCGTAGACAATTTGATGCCCTTCAGAAATTAATGCAACCTTATGTTGGTGCTGGAACAGGAGCTTTAACTGGACAGCAAGATTTACTTGGTTTAAATGGCAATGCAGCTCAACAGAAAGGTATTGATTCGATTAAAAACGGATCAATGTACAATGAACTTAACCAACAAGGGCAAACTGCAATCCTTCAAAATGCCAGTGCTACAGGAGGATTGAGAGGCGGTAACACGCAAGGAGCTTTGGCTCAGTTTAGCCCACAGTTGCTTCAGTCATTAATTAACAATCAATATTCCAATTTGAGCGGACTATCAACAATGGGTGAAAATGCTGCTGCTGGTGTGGGAGCTGCCGGACAAAACACAGGAAATGCAATTACACAGTTATTGCAACAACAAGGAGCTGCACAAGCCGGAGGAATATTAGGAAAAGCCAACATTCAACAACAATTATATGGGCAATATGGTCAAATTGCAGGTGGTGTTGGATCAGGATTAATGAAAGCTATAGGAGGGTTTTAAATGGGGCCAATAGACTATACAGTGCAAGTTGCCAATCCTATGAAATCAGCTTTAGAAGGATTCGGCATGGCTGAATCTGTTTTTGATAAGCTTGAACAAAATAAACAACAACAATCCACAATGGAACGGATGCAGCAATTTCATCAGCATTTAAATCAAGTATCTGCTAATCCGACACCACAAGCGATTGCAAAACTTTCAGTAGCATACCCAGAATTTGCCGATAAATTAAAAGAACCTTTTTCACAACTCGATACAACACAAAGACAAGCAAAATTAGAAACATATTTTCCAGTTGCCGCTGCTATAAAAAACGATGATATTCCTGTTGCAATTAAACATTTGGAAAATATAGAACAAGCTAGTAGAAATAGTGGGGATGAACATGGGGCTGGTGTTGCTAGGGCTACTATTGATTCTCTTAACATGCATCCTGTTGGCGGTAAGCTAACTATAAATTCTGTTATGGCGGGATTAATGGGGCCAGATAAGTATGCACAGGCTATGGATTTGTTAAACAAAAGTGACATTGAACAACAAAAAGCTCCTGTTGATATTGCCAACACTAAGGCACAGACCGATCTTAAAGAGCAAGAAGCTGTAAACTATCCTGAAAAATCAGCATTAGAAAATGAAAAAACAGCGAATGATATTGAAACAGCTAAGTTAGAACGCAAGATGAAAGTTATCGATGCACAACTTAATAGCGATAAGTATGGGTTAGATAAAGAAAGGTTACAAGTTGAAAAAGATAAAGTTGCTCAGGAACTTCAACTTAAGCAAGAGGCCGCTGGCGGCACACCTGCTGAAAAAGCGCAAACTGCTATGGATGGATCAGTTTTAGCTTTAGACTTTTTGAATAAGGCTATTACCCATCCTGGATTAGAAAAAGCTACGGGTTTGTTTGGTAGCGTTCGTAGATTATTCA